GGGCACCACCGCCCCCGCCGCCACCGCAACTAAAAGCCCCGACAGCACCAACGCCCAGCGCGGCAACGCTACCTGATTCACAAGCATATTCCACCGCGAAGTCCAACAAAAATAAGGGCAAGTCTATTCGCAGCAAACTCAGGATCGAACTGGGCAATGGCAATTCGGGATCAGTTGGAACTGGGATCAACACTAATCAATAAAAGGTAATACAATGGCAGAAACTGCAAAGGCCCGTTACGCCAAGATGAAGGCGAAGCGCGACCCGTATCTCCGACGCGCACGGGATTGTGCTGAACTGACCATTCCGTATCTAATGCCACCAGAGGGACACAACGAACACAGCACGATGCCCGAACCGTACCAAGGTCTCGGCGCAAGAGCCGTTGTGTCTCTCTCAGCACGGCTAATGGTTGCGATGTATCCCCCAGGGAAACCATCGTTCAAGCTAGACATACCACCAGAGCAACGTATCGCCCAAGGTGAGATGGCTATTGGTACTGACATCGTGCAAGGCTTGGTGCTGTCCGAACAGTTGATCCAAGCGGAGATCGAAAGAAAACAATGGCGACGTAGCACTAACCTCGCGCTCCAGTATCTTTTGGTTACCGGCAACGCACTCGAAATGATGCAGCCCGACAACTCTATTCGTGTCTTTCGACTAGACCAATATTGTGTGTCGCGTGATATCACTGGTGCTGTCAAAGAGATCATAACAGAAGAGTACCTTAGTCCAGAGGCTCTGCCAGAATCCGCACGGAAACTGGTCGCGGCTGATGACTTCGCGCAAAACTCTGTGCCGCTCTACACGCACTGCAAGATGGATCGTGACGGCGTTTTCGTTTGTTACCAAGAGATCAACGGCAAGAAAGTCGCTGGGTCTGAGGGCAAATACGAAACGCTTCCGTACAATGCATTGCGCTACACCAGTGTGATTGGCGAGGACTACGGTCGCGGCAAGGTCGATGAGCATCTGCCAGACCTACGCACATGTGACGCCTTGTCCAAATCGATGCTCGACGGGGCCGCAATGGCTAGTCGCAACGTCACCATGATCCGTCCAAATGCTGCCGGTGGTCTCAACTTGCGACGTCGGTTCGCGAAGGCTAACAACGGTGACATCATCGTAGGCAACCCAGAAGACGTCGTGATGTTGCAATTCTCGAACAACAGCGGAATGCAACTGTGTGCCAACGAACTTGAAAGACAAACACGCGAACTGTCGGCGGCGTTCTTAATGGGCGCGGAGACCGTAAGGGACTCGGAGCGTACCACAGCGTTTGAAGTCCGTAAAATGACGGAACAACTCGAAGGTACTCTTGGTGGTGTCTACAGCCAGCTAAACGCTGATATGCAGCAAGCCCGTATGTCGCGTCTTGTTCTCCAAATGAAACGCAGCGGACAGCTACCGCCGTGGCCTGACGGCATGATTGAACCCGTGATCCTGACGGGTCTCGAAGCACTCGGTCGTGAGCAAGACATCTCGCGTGTCCAAACGGCTCTCCAGTTTATCCAAGGTATGCCACCTGAAACACTGGCTTACGTTAAGTTTAGTGAACTGTTGGGCAAAGCGTTCCACGGGTTGAACCTTCCCGACGCTGTTCGATCTGAAGAAGAAGTCCAAGAAATCCAACAGCAACAACAACAGCAAGCCGCAATGATGCAAGGTGCACAAGCGATGGCGGGTGCTGCCGGTCAAGCAGTCGGCGGTGTGGCTGGTGAACAAGCGATGATGCAACAGTAGAGGTGACGCATGGCAGAACAAGAAACGATCACAGAAGGCAGTCCAGAATACAACAAAGCGATGGCTGACAAGTTCAACAATCGTGAAGTGGCAGAAGTCGATCCGGTTGAGAAACTACCAGTGGAGCCAAAACCAGACAATGGACATGACAAGTTTTACAACGCTGAGACAGGCCAATACGATTGGCAATCCCACGCAAAAGAACTTGATTATCGTCTCAATGGTAAACCAAAAGAACCGGAAAAAGTTGAGGCTACGGAAGACGCTAAGACTACTGGCGAAACTGAAAGCAACGACGAGGCTGTGGCTGATATCGTTACTACCGCCGGTCTGGACCCTAGCGAACTACAGACACAAATACAGACCAATGGTGATCTGTCAGATGAGGCATACGCCGCATTGGCTAAAGTGGGTTTGCAACGTGAACTTGTTAAGACGTATGTCGATAACATGGTGTACCGGCAAGAGGCCAGCACCAAGGAAGCAATCGATTATGCTGGCGGTGAAGCGGAATGGAATGCGTTGTCGAACTGGGCGAAAGACAACGTCCCAGAAACAGAACTGAATCGCTATAACGAAATGCTCGGATCGTCTGATTGGACGGTCGCAATCGATGCTCTTCGAACCCGCCAACAGCAATCAACAGGTGAACCCTCACTGCTAAACGGTACGGGTATCACCACGTCCAGTTCGTCTGGATATCGCTCCAAAGCGGAAATGAAAGCGGACATGTCGAACCCCGCTTACCAGAGTGACCCAGCGTTTAGACAACAGGTCGCTATGAAAATGCAACGCGCACAATGGGATTTAGAATAATGCCAAAGAAAAAAGGTCTATATGCCAACATGAATGCCCGAAAGAAGGCAGGAAGTTCTCGGCCCAAGTCAAAATCGACAGTAACCCCTAAAGCATATGCAAATATGAAAAAGGGATTTCCCAAAAAATAAACTTAGGGGGCTTAACGCCCTCTATTTTTTTGCTTTGCGGTCGTGCTTCTGCCGAATGCACTTGCCCCGCTGACGGCAACCAGAGGTTACTGAATGAGACCGGCAAGTCTTTAAGTGACCTAGCCCTACACTGATTACAGATGCGACCCGATACGTCGGACAATCCATGTGGAAAAGACGAAGGCGAAAAGAACCCTTTTAATCTTAACCAAATGGAGACTGTTATGGCTTTTGGCGATAACTCAAGTCCAGTTCGTTTTGGTAAAGGCGCGACGTCTGGTGGCTCACTAGACAACCGTAGCCTTTATCTTGATATCTTTGGTGGTGAAGTTCTCACCGCGTTTGATAATGCGACTGTGACCCTCGACAAGCACACCGTGAAATCACTGAATGGTGGTGCTAAGTCGTATCGCTTTCCGAAAACTTGGAAAGCAACCAGTGAATACCATACTCCTGGGCAAGAAATGCTCGGCAATGATTTCACAACAAGCGAACTGACAATTAACGTAGATGACATTCTTGTGTCTCACTATGCGATTGCAGACCTCGACCGTATCCTGTCGCACTTCGACATGCGTTCTATCATCTCTGGTGAGATGGGCCGTGCGCTGGCGAAAGTGTTTGACCAGAACGTGTTCCGTCAGATGATCCTTGCAGCCCGTCAAGCGGCTGTGTCACCATTTCCTGGTGGTTCATCGATTGTTGACACTGGTCTCGCACCTAACGGCTCTGGTGTGTACAACGGTAAGGAGTGGATCGAAGCGATCCGCAACGCCAACATCGTGCTGTTTAACAAAGACGTCCCAGAGGACATGCCGAGATATCTCGCTGTGACCACTGAAGTCTTTGATGCGATCAAGTACGCTCAAGACGCTAGCAATCAGTACCTCGTTCTGAACCGTGACTTCGCGGGTCAGCCGAATACCGGTGGTGTTGCTGGACGTGCTGACACGATGGTGATTGACGGTGTGACAATCGTCAAGTCTCGGAACATTCCGACCACTAACGAGACGTCAACTGCGACTGTCTACAGCAAATATCGGGCTAACTACGCAAACACCGTGGGTGTGATGTGGTGTCCGCAATCTGTTGCGACCGTCAAGCTGCTTGATATCAGCATGGAAACTGAGCGCGACGTGCGTCGTTTGGAAGACTTTATGGTCTCCAAAATGTTCGTCGGTCACGGTACTATGCGTCCAGAAATGGCAATTGAGTTCAAGAAAGCTTAATTGTGCGCGGCAAATGAGCCGCCGATCTAAGGGGCATCCACGGGTAAAACTGTGGGTGTCCCTTTTTTTTTGAATTTGGAGAAACGTCATGCTGACCAAGATAGAAGCAGTCAACATCATCTTGAACGTCATTGGTGAAACACCAGTGAGCAGTTTGGCTAGTGGGTTGCCCGACGCTGAAGCCGCTGAACTCAAACTGGACCAGACGGTCAAAGAGGTTTTGGCTAAAGGCTGGCAACAGAACTCAGAACTAGGCATCACGCTTAGTCGAAACAGTGACAACGAAATCATGGTCCCTGACCAGTACCTACGAGTGGACACCGTGGGCGACGATAAGGACGTCAACGTGACGGTCCGCAAACAGGACGGTAAACGCAAACTGTTTGATATCGGCAAGTACGTCTACACCTTCGACCGTGACCTCAAAGTAGACGTTTTGATCTCGCTAGATTTTGATGCGCTAAACTTTGAGCTTCAGAACTATATCGCATTTCGTGCCGCCCGTAAGTTCCAAGAGTCCGCGATGGGTAGCACATTGCTCGACAGCTTTGCGGCTCGACAAGAGCAAGAAGGCTATGCGGCTCTAATGGACATGGAAGCAGAGAATGAAGACAACAACATTCTGACTAGCAGTGCGTACATGTCCTACGCGACCTAC